ACTTTGAGAAAGTCATCAGGTTCATTCAATGTGATCTCAAGCATATCTGCTGGAGTCCACGATACCAAATTATCCATAATAGTATTTTCCAATTCAGGTGAAGTTATAATATAGTCATATTGACATAAACTATTTAGCATTCTTCTTACTTCCACCTTTGGAAAGATGCGACTTCATGTTCTTGATATCGTCTTCCGTCAACAGGTCAATGACTGACTCTGCTTTCTGGTTACTGTAACCGTAGTACTCCTTCACCACTTCTATGTCACCTGGGATGACCTTCTTTGCCCACTTACTGAAACGCTTACGAGGACGAATGCATCCGCGCAGAAAGTCAAACTGTAGACGGTTGTCCAAGTGTGCATGCTTATTCATCTCGTTGGCAAACAGGACTGTGTCCTGATAGTATGACAGACCTCGGTTGATAAGGAATGAATTGTATCCCTTCTCTTCCTCTTCGCCAATCATGATATCAACTTTGCTATGCGTGATACTTTTTACATATTCAAAGGGATTCATTAGTGCAACAACCTTGATGTTTCAGGTGCAGACAAGAGTTTCTCAATGTCAGGATAGATGGGGTAGACCAACGAACTACCATAGACAGTGTCAAGGACTTCCAACTCGTCTGCGGTAAACTTCATCAGGTCTGTTTCTACAACGTTCTTTATGTTGTCGAACATCTCCTTCAGTTTCTTTGCGATTATTATTGTCTGGTCTTCGTCCCAAGGCAAATCAGCGTCTTTCCATTTTTCACTCATCGTCACTTCCTTCATCATCTACGGATTCCTTTTTGGAATCCTCAATCGCTTGTGCCGCTAACAGTTCTCGTTTAAGACGCTGATCCTCGACATACTTATATACTCTCACAAGATATTCTACTACCCTTGGTTGGTGTTCTGGGTCAGGGCAGTTTGGGAACATCTTAGAGAAGTTCTCAATCACCTCTTCTTCAGTCATTACCAGCACCCATGTTGTCGAGGAAGTTGCACTGCGACATTATCTCGGTGAGACATGCAACGACATTCAGTTCGGCATCTGCCATGAAACTACCTTTGTAACTGTAGTCTGCAAGGATGAGAACAACTTGTGGTATGCTGTTGGGGTCAACTGAACCATTCATCTGGTCGTAGATACTGCGGAAGATAACCGTAGACTCCACATCCATATTGTTAGCAACCCAGACGCGCATCTTCTTAAAGTCTTTGCTCTTCAGGTATCCAAAGAGTTCGTCCGTGTTGCCACCGCTCACTTTGCCGATGACATCCAGAGACAGTGAACCGCCTTTGGAGTGACGTTGCAGTTCGTTCAAGACTCTGCGCCAATCAGGTGCGTGACGCATAATCAATTCTGCGAGTTGCTCCATTGGATAATCACTGATGCCTTCGTTCTTCAGTATCTCAACAGTTCGCTGCATAAAGGACTGACACAAAGTTGCCATTTCTTTTTTGGTCGTATTGAATTCAATGACACCACACCGTGAGTGCAGAGGTTCAATGATACGATTCTTGAAGTTACATGTTAGGATGAAACGACAGTTTGCACTGAACTCTTCAATGAATCCGCGCAATGCGGGTTGAGTGGATTGTGCGTTTAGATAATCTGCCTCGTCAAGTATGACAACTTTGTATCCACCTGATAGGGAGATGCTTGAGGCAAACTGTTTGATCTTACCACGCAGCGTGTCGATGTTGCCTGACTCGGATGCGTTGATGATGATGTAGTCGAGGGATAGTTCTTCACAGATTGCTCTGGCGACTGTAGTCTTACCAGTGCCAGCAGTTCCACTAAAAAGTAAGTTCGGGACTTCTCCAGTGTCAACTATCTCTTGAAAGGTTCCCTTCAGTGAGGGAGGAAGGATACATTCTTTGATGCTCTTTGGGCGATACCGTTCGCACCAGAGTGCATTGTTTGCGTCATGTGTAATACTGCTTGTCATAATAAAAGTGTTCCTGTTCAATAATATATGGTGGCTGGCGAGGCAGGGATCGAACCTGCGACCTAGTGATTAACAGTCACTCGCACTACCGCTGTGCTACTCGCCAGTAATTCTTACTGCTCGTTCTCGCTTTGGAAAGTTTCGCACAGTTGCGCGAGTTGAACACACTGGTCTCGCAATTGACCAATGGCAGACAACTCTTCGCCTTTGACTGCACCACGCTGACACATAGCGTCAACTACTGAGATGGTCGTTCGGGCGACTCGAAAACTTGAGTCATACACTTCCTTTGCTTGCTCCAGAGGAATGCTTTTCTTATCTTGCGACATATTAATTATGCTCCGTAGGTTGATGATTTTTCAAGGGCAATGAAGTATGATACGTCAGTCCCTTTGTTAGTAAACTTTGAGATGAGGCGACTTGATACTTCAACATCGTAGTCACCAGCAATCAACTTCATGTTGCTGATGTTCATTACAAATGTGAAGTCTTCTGAGTCACAAGTTCCAGCAACCGTAATCTCAAATGCATTTGATGTCGAGTCCGTGTGGTCTACAACACAAATCTTGATGCCGCCTTCGGTTGCCGTGATGGTCATCTTCTCATGACCGAGTGCGGATGCTGCTCGTCTGATGCGACCAAGGGTCACTTCGTCAAGGGTAAACTTTACTTCTGCTTCGGGCATTGGGATGTCCTTCGCAGGTGAGGTCAGGATACCGACATCGCTGTAAAAGTATTTAACCTTAGACCGACCAGTTGCGTCAGAGACTGTGACAAAGTCGTCACCAAAGGTAAGTTCAGGTGTGTCTACAAGAGACAAAACGTTCAGGAACTCGTCAAGGTTGTAAATGCCGACAGTCTTATCGAAAGACTGGTCAAGGACTGCAACGGACATGACGTTCTTTGCTTCCGCAATAGTCTTGACCGTGTTGCCTTCATTGAGAATGACATTTGGTTGGATGGTAGCAAAGTTCTTGAGAACTGCCATTGTTGTTTCAGTTAACTGCATAATGTACTTCCTTTCTCGTTTAAAATAATATTGATATTACTCAACCTGAACATACTATTATAAGCATTCAGGATGAGATTGCAAGTGATTTCTCATTCTTTCTTCAATAACTTTGCAATACTCTTCGCTTATCTCGCTGCCTATCCAGTTTCTACCATTCTCTTCCGCGACAATAGCAGTTGTGCCACTTCCCATAAATGGATCGTAAACTAAATCGCCTTTGTTGCTCCAACTAAGAATATGGTCTTCCACCAGTTTCTTTGGAAATGCTGCTGGATGTTTTACTCCATACTCAACACTATTTCCACCGCCAACAACATACTTAAATATGTTGCCGATTTTTACTTTGCCTGTAAGTGATACTTTTTTAGCGACACCCTTGTCACCGTCCTTCCCCCTTGTAAAAGTTTTTGTTCGTTCAGTTCTTTTGTCGTTCCACTTATTTCTTCGTTCCGCGAGAATAGGGTTGAACGTTTTCGGTTTACCCTTACTCAATACGAACATGTATTCAAAGTGCTGATAGTATCTGTTACTACCTCCTACTGGTGGAGGATTATCTTTCTGGTAAATCATTGTATCGTGCAAGTTGAATCCGCATTCCTTAAAGAATAATGCTTGTTTAAAACTTGTTCCAGTTTCACTACCATTGATTGTCGCATCTCCAACAATCCAGACAACTACTCCACCATCCTTGGTGACTCGGTAAAGTTCCTTTGCTATGCTTTCAAAATCAAAAGCATATCCGTTGTAGTCCCTTAGATTATCGTATGGTGGAGAAGTGACAACTAGATCAACAGTTTTACTCAACAATCTACCCATAGTTTCTAGGCAGGGTTCATTGTACATCACAAGCAATACTTCTTCTTCACATATTGTGGTAGGTCTCGCGCATGGTTAAGCAAATCTAAGACCATATCGGGAGTCATGTCACCTTGCACTTGTTGGTGGAGATAATTAACAAATTCTCCGTCTGGGTTTATCAGAGCAGTCTCAGCATTCTTACAATCTGGAACAGGATCGTTGGTGTCGCTAGTTATGGACAGACCTACATCCTTGTTGTCACAATAATTCATTGTCCCAAATTGAACGGACACTGTGTATCCGTTGTCGAGAGTTATTTGAAAACCTTTATTATCTGATATGCTAAACATCTTAGAATGGCACCTGCGCTTTTTCTATTATTGCATCAACTCGTCCGTCTTCATCTGCCTGACCGACAGTTTCGTCCAGTTTGGTGTAGAGGTCAATGAAGGCAACCTTGGTCTCTTCGTCAAATCGGTTTGTGCATTTTGTGATTGCGTCCATGCGGTCACCAAAGATGGCAAAGCATTTGACAATGTGGACAAGTCTGCGAGTTGAGACGATTTCGTCAACTCCACCATCTGCAAAAGTCTTGCGGATGATATCGCCCCAGTCAACCAGTTTCTTGATAAACTCAGGGTCATCGACACCGACATCCACCGCCAACTTATTGAGGATTTTGGTCTCAATGGCAGGTGATGGGTATTCCTGTTCGCAAGTGATAGGGTAGCGTTCGAGGAATGCTTCGTTCAACACGTTAGTGCCGATGAATCGTCCATCGTCAGAACCTTTGCCTTTAGTGTTGGCAGTTGCGACAATGGTAAATCCTTCTTTCGGTTCGATGAACTCACCAGTTTTCTTGATGAAGTATCCGTTACCCTCAAGGATGGATTGCAGACACATAACCTTCGCAGCATTCGCAAGGTCAATCTCGTCAGTCAATAAGACTGCACCACGTTCCATCGCAGTGATGACTGGACCTTTGAAGAATTTGGTCTCGCCATTGACAAGACGGAATCCACCGATAAGGTCATCTTCGTCAGTCTCCACTGTAAAGTTGACTCGGATGACTTCGCGTTTTAGTGCGGCACATGCCTGTTCAACCATGAAGGTCTTACCGTTGCCAGAAAGACCAGTCACAAAGATGGGATAAAACATCTTAGACTTAATGACCTGCTTGACTGTGGCAAAGTTGCCAAAGGGAACAAAGAGGTCATCTTTTTCTGGGACAAGATTTTCCGTGAATGCATTGGTTCGCATTGAAAGACTATCTTCAACGATAGGTTGAGAAGTTATGACTTCCTGAGTCTGGGTCGGAACTTTTACCTTCACAGATTTTTGAGTCTTGACTTTCTTGGATTTTTTTGATCCAGTCGGTTGAATCGTAGAAAAATCTGCGATAGGTGGAAAGTTGTATTCTCCGTGACCGATTTTATTATCGGGATGGATAACTTTGAAGAGTGTTGTAATGTTATTGGCATTAGCAACTTCAAGAACTTGTTTGCGACTGATGGCACATTTTCTGCTACCATACTTTTCGCGCAAGAGTGCAACTAACTTTTCTGATTTATTCATAATATAATTTCCTGATTCAAATAATGTTTATGCTTGAGTGTTTTCAATTCGCATTTCTTCAAGAATCTCTTTTTGGAGACTTTTGAAGTCTGTCGCGACATAGTTAAATGCTTCTTGCAATTCTGACTTTTCGCTTTTGAGGTTAGCGACTTGATCCATCAGTCGCGCTATTTGTTTATCTTTCAGGGCAATGCGCTCTTCGTTAAGTTTTGCAGTTTCGCGTGTAATCTTTGCTATCAATTCGTGGTTTTTCATAATCAAGTTTCTCTCTGTTTCTCTAGTTGATGTAACCATTATACTCTTTTGGGGGTCAAATGCAACCCCTAAAAGGTCAATGAAATCAATGACTTAGACAACGACCTTGAACCAAGGTTGGTTGCGATTACGAGCAGTATTGACTTCCACAAAACCCAATTCCGCAAAATCGTACAATTGGTCTTTGATTTTCTGCAAGTTTTCGCTTGTAGTATCAATGTTTGCTAACACTGCGATTGCATGTGCATTCAAAGACGAATTAGACTCGCCAAGTGCCTTCAAGATTCCGTATGATGTTACTTCGAATTTCATTCTTTCTTCCTTCATTTCTCTAGTTGATGTAACCATTATACCGTATTTGGGGTCAAATGCAACCCCTAAAATGTCAATGGAATCAATGACTTAGGGGAGATAAAAACTTCAATGAAATCAATGACTTAGACGCGCCACCGCTTACTATGCGATACGCTTCGCTAACTCTGTCAGCATTTTGCGCGAGTTCTTAGATGAATTTTGCGACTTGGAAAATGCAGTTCGCAGTTTCGCTTTGGACAGTGATCCTGCCTGAACCTTTTCCATTGTGCTAGTCAAAACGTTTACCGACTTTGAACCGATGACGAAAACTTCATCGTAGCAGACTGCGTCAGTAACGTGACACCATCCTTGCTTTTTGACCGAATCCCAGTCATCTTCGTTTTCTACATAGTGCCGACCAAGTCCACGCAGCGTGTTTACAACATACGAGATGTCGTTCTTTCGCTGCCGCTCAATTCTGTATCCTATCAGGTTTCCACCGACATAGTCGCGATACATGTTGAATATGACTTCGCCTTCGGTAGTCAAATGACCTGATGCATTTTTAATCAGGTTGTAAGTTTTATTGTTGTGCGGATTTGTAACCGAGATGAAAGAAGTTTTTTTACGGTCAAACATATTATTGCTCATCGCGCCTATTCTTCTGCGACTTCCACCTTCGTGAGTTCTTGCACCGATTGATGCTGACTCGCCATCCGATAATACGAATGTGTTCAGGACTTCGATGTTGTATTTTTTGCGGAATGCCATACCTAGTGGCATCGCGACAAGCATCATAAGATTCAATGGAGTGCCGCCAAGGGCAAACAGTCGAGGCATAGCGCAGTCATAACGATATCGGTATGGGTCTAATGCATTATCAAATGCTCGGACTCTTTCCTTTGTTCCCTTTGAGGCATATCGGTAATATGTTGCAAGCAAAGACTTTATCATCATAGACATATCAGCAGCATTCATATGGTTGCTGAATAGTTCTATGAATCTTCCGTGACTTTTCATGTTGGCAGTTATCAGGTTGACATCTTCTGCTTGAGTGTATTCTCTTGGGTCATCATGATCTTCCCTGACAGCGTCCGTGAAACCGTAGACTCTGTAAGGCACACCAATCTGCTTGCAAAATTGTGCGAGTAGAATAGTTTGCTCAACAGTCTCATACATGTAATCGCACATTGATCCTGACATATCCAGATACATAATGAATCCGTGATTCTTGCCGTCTTCGACAACCGATACCTTGCGGAAGATATCGTCAGTCAACTTGTAGTTGTTCATTTTCAGGGTATCAATGACACCAGTCTTCGAGATATTGGTACGAGCATATGCGCTTGCAGACTTTCGCATCTCAAATTCTTTGACCATGTGATTAACAGTTTTCTTGTTCTGTGATTGGTATTCTTTGTAAAGTGCGCCACCCCATGATTCGAGTTTTTCAGCATTTCCACTTTCGTAGTCAGTCCCACCATACACGCGACCTTGTCCACGCAATTCTTTAAGAACATCTTTGTATCCAATGATGCGATCTTTCCAGTTAGGCATTGCGTCAACTCTAAGATTGTAAACTTCGCAGTCATCGCTGATGGTCATTTGATTTTCGATATTGTCGCGCAGAATTTCGTCAGTCTTAGACTCAATATTTTTATTGGGATTGTCAGATGTTGTTCCACCTTCCTGACCGCTATCGCCTGTAGAATCTTGCTCGGTCTCTTCTTCGCCTTCGCCTGAATCCGCAGATTCGCCACCGCTCACTTCCTCGTTTCCAGACGATTCTGGTGAACCTTCTTCAACAGACTCGCCATCGTTGTCGCCTGAAGATGCTTCATAGTCTTCAGTATCGCCATCAGTGTCTTGATCTGCTTCTTCTTCGTCAGATTCTTGCTGCTCTTCTTTTCTTTCTTCTTCTTTCTCAAGGCAGTAGTCAAACAATATTTCTGCTGCTTTCTCTGCGTCATCCCACGATTCTAATGCGTCAAGCATAGGTAAGAATTGCTTCTCTTCCTGAGAGAAGACAATACCAGCAGATACACCACATTTGTAATAGGTATTGATTCGGTCAATGAATCCCATTTTATTGATTTTCTCAATGGTTCCACCAAAAAAACCATCTGCCAACATTGCGCGATATGATTTGATAAATGATTTTTTGAGACCTGGATACTTACGTTGTACCAGTTTCTCAATTCGTGCATCCTCGACAACATTCAGGTATGACTTGAATGATGGACCGCGACTTGCATCGCAAACAGCATCATGCCATCCGTCTTCTGGTGTGTAGAGTGCGTGACCGACTTCGTGACCGACCAAATGGTCTTCAGTATCGCTTGTGATATCTTTCCACATAGGGAGAGTCAAGACGCGAGTCTTAACATTGAAGGATGCCGTAGAGACATTGCCTTGAACTACTGTAATATTTTCAGTCGCGAGTAGTCGCGCTATCTGTGATCTTTGTACTGATTCCATAATATATTTCTCTTCACTTCTCGATTCAATATAACCATTATACCGTATCTGGGGTCAAATGCAACCCCTAAAACTTCAATAGAATCAATGACTTAGGTTCTCATTGTCCTGATAGATGAGACCTTGCACCTTTTCTTGCAGTATTTTCACCATAATCTTCTGTGCTTCCACACAAGGGTAGAATTCTGCTGGTGTGCAAGTATCCAGTTCTTTGAGGGTATCCGAAAACACATCTTCTATCGCATTCTTCAATTCTGTGGACATAATCTTTCCTTTCTCTATTCAATGTAACTATTATACTCTTCTGGGGGTCAAATGCAACCCCTAAAACTTCAATGAAATCAGTGGGTTAGGAGTGTAATATCCTGGCGGGGGTCGGGTCTCCGACATATTCGTGGGCATAACATACTCTGCCTTGGTGTCGCATCATCAACTCTTTACTGTATTTGGTTTGATTCTCTTGCAGAGTTTCATAGTCATCGCGTTTTTGTTTGTTATGACTGGTAGGTTTCCACTTTGAGGATGCTTCGCGATACTCTCCGAGTCTGGGGTGCGCGGTTTTACTGAAATATCGTTTACCCTCTGAAGTGTAAATCTCACCCATAGCATC